TACCTTCTTCACGAACGGTTCGGAGCAGGCTCGGATCGACACATCTGGTAATTTCGGCATCGGCACGGCAACCCCTCGTGGTAATCTTGATGTTGGTACGGCAACTGCAAGTGCAATCACAAGGTCAATCCACCTTGGCTATTCCGCTGCAGACTTCTACGGTTTTAGGCTTACCAATACCAATACGGCTGCTTCTTTTGGAGCAGGCACCTTCTTAATTCAGCGCGGCACAACTGCTGCTTGGGTTGATGATTTTGCCATTGACAACAACGGCAATGTCGGCATCGGCACGGCGAGTCCCGGGATCGCGCTTGAATTGGCACGAACAAGCGCGGATGTGGGGCTGTACATCACGCGGTCATCAACTGGCGCGGCATCGTACCGTCAGTTCATTGATGGCGATGGCGATATTCGCTTTAACATGGTGTCTAGCAAAAATATGCGGTTTTTTACCGCAGACACCGAACGCGCACGCATCACATCGGCGGGTGATTTATGTGTAGGCTCAACAGAGCCAGGAAATGCTGGTGTGCGCAACATATCAATTGGCAATCCTGGCACAACAATTGGCGGTTTGCAATTATGGTCTACTACATCAGGGACTCACTATGTGCAATTTGGTGATTCTGCCTCTGGTGCTGCATCTTACTCTGGCGCAGTCGGGTATGTTCATGCATCTGATGCAATGACATTTTGGACTGCTCAAGCCGAACGCGCGCGCATCACGAGCGGGGGGAAACTGCTTGTAGGAACTACGACGGCAGGATATGGACTGTTTACAGAACAAAGGGTCACGATAAATCCAGATAGTGATGGAATAGTTGTTGCTCCGTTGGCGCAAAATTTATCTGCGTATACCGTTCAAGCAAATAATGACACGGGTACACGCTATGCCATGTATATCGCAAATGGGTCTAGCACAGCAGTTGGAACTATATCGTTTACAAGCGCAGCGACTGCTTACAACACCTCGTCCGACCGTCGCCTAAAGGACAACATTGCTCCTGCTGATGATGCAGGGGAAGTCATTGATGCGATTGAAGTTGTCAAGCACGACTGGAAGGTTGGCGGGCATACCCGCTACGGCATGATTGCCCAAGACCTGCATATGATTGCGCCAGAGGCGGTTTCGGTTGGCGATGCAGACGATGTAGAAGACTTTAAGAACCCGTGGGGCGTGGACTACAGCAAACTCGTCCCGATGCTGGTGAAAGAAGTGCAATCGCTCCGCAAGCGCGTGGCAGAACTGGAGGCCAAGTAATGCCCGAAATCACCCTCACCCTCGAAGAAGCCGTCGCATTGACGAACCCCACTCATTGCTACATTGAATAAACAAGGAGAACATAGATGAGCACAACATACAATTGGTTAATCAGTGCATTAGATACTGCACCATCTGAGGGTGCGCTATCTGATGTTGTCAAAGCAGTTCACTGGCGTTTTCATGCAAACAACGGCACTCATGATGCTGAAGTTTATGGCACTGTGTCATTAGAAGGACCAACCAGCGAATCATTCACAGCCTTTAATAGTTTGACCAAAACACAAGTCGAGTCATGGCTGGAGAGCAAACTAAATAAAAAAGAACTAATGAGTTCTTTAGATGCACAATTAGAGAGATTAGCAAATCCTCCAATTGTTTCTAAATCTGTTCCTTGGGTTTAATATTTAATTTTGGAGAATGATTTATGAATAAACTTACACTTGAATTGACGCTTGATGAGGTCAATGTGATTCTTGCTGGTCTTGGCGAACTTCCTGCAAAGGCTTCTCTTTCCGTGATTGAGCGTGTTCGCGTTCAGGTTCTTCCTCAGGTTCAGTCTCAGCAAGCACCAGCTGCTATGCCAGATGTGAGCGTTGAACAAGCCTAATGTCTGGAATCACTTATAAGTGGTCAATCCTTTCAATGCAAACACTGTCAAATCTTGACAGTTTGAACAACGTTGTTCGTGATGTCCACTGGAAAGTGACTGCAACAAAAGATGGAATTAAGAGAGACGTCGACGCTTTTGTCCGTCTCTCTGCCCCATCAGCAAATAACTTCACCGATTATAATAGTTTGACTGAAGCACAAGTTTTAGAATGGGTTAAGTCCATTCTAGATGTTCGGGCGATTGAAGCAGGTCTAGCCAATCAATTTACTTCTGGTCATCAGCGGACGCTTCCTTGGGCGATTCCAGAAGATATGGAACCAGCTAGCCTTGCAGTGTTTTATGAAAAAGGCAATAGATAACATAATTAATCTCTAGTTTTTGGATTGAAGGACCAGCTTGGTGGTAGTTATAAATATTGCTATATTTCTCCATTCTTAAGAGAATTCAATGGCAACACCTACATCCCGTTCCGAATTAAAAGATTACTGCCTCCGTAGACTCGGCTTTCCAGTAATTGATATAAATGTCGACGACGACCAACTCGAAGATCGTATTGACGATGCGTTGGGTAAATTTCGCGACCATCATTACGACGGCACAGAAAAGATTTATCTAGCCATCAGAGCTGATGGAACTCTTGCCGCTAATAATTACTACGACCTTCCAAACAATATTATCGGCGTCACCAGAGTTTTGCCAATCACAGGAGCGAGCATTAGTTCGACTGCTGCCAGCGGCTTTAATATCTTTGATGTTAACTATCAGATTCGCCTAAACGATTTTTATAATCTGACCTCAAGTTCATATACTTACTATTACATCGCGCGTGAGCATCTAGAAATGCTCAACATGATTACGATTGGTGAAATTCCATTTGAGTATAATAGAAAGGTCAATCGCCTACAATTACATACACAAGTTGCTAATAAGGCGACCTCTGATGACTATATCGTAATTGACGCATTTCGTATTGTAGATGCTTCAACTTATACAAAAGTTTTTGGCGACTCATGGCTCAAGGAATACACTACTGCGTTGTTTAAAGAGCAGTGGGGTTCTAACTTGACCAAGTATGCAAATTATACATTGCCAGGTGGTTTGGTTGTGAACGGAGATAAGATCTATACTGACGCAGTTCAAGAAGTTGCATTACTAGAAGCAAAACTTCGTGACACTTACGAAGAACCACCATCAATGTTCGTTGGGTGATAAATGCCAACATCAGTATACTTTAACAATCAAGGTGCTACTCGTGAGCAGATGCTTATCGAGGATATGATTATTGAGTCGATTAAGAATCATGGTATAGACATCTATTACTTGCCGCGTGAATCGCAATCAACATTTGATGAATTGTTTGGCGACGATCCAGTCAAATCATATAGCAAAGCATTTAAGATTGATATGTATCTTGAGTCATTTAATGACTTCGAAGGCAATCAAGAATTCTTTAGCAAGTTTGGATTAGAGATTCAAAAGTCGGCGCGTGTTGCTGTTGCGCGAAGAACCTTTGAGCGTTATGTTCCAACATCACTTCGTAATGTTCCAAAGGAAGGCGATTTGATTTATCTTCCTGTTCAAGAAAAGATTTTAGAAATCAAACGAGTTGAAGAAGAAAAGAACTTTTTCCAAGCAGGAAAACAAGCACCATATATGTTCGGATTGTATATTGAAACATTCAAGTATAATGGTGAACTCTTTACTACTGGTATTGAAGACATTGATGATATTGCTGATGTTCGCGCATTTGGTATTGAATACTCGATGCAAGCAGGTGGCACTGGGACATATACGAAAGATGAAGTTGTATTCCAAGGTTCTACACTCGCAACATCAACAGCTCGTGGATATGTTTCTAATTGGAATGTATTAACACGAAAACTACGATTAAGAAATATTCGTGGAGAGTTTACTGGTAACACGGTTGTCAAAGGTCAAAGTACCAACGCGCAGTGGTCTACTATTGTTGGAACACCAGCAAATACTATGGAAGATATTCTATCAGAGATTGATGACAACGTTCGAGTTGAAACTGAAGCAGACAATATTCTTGACTGGACTGAGACGAATCCGTTCGGTATGCCTAACGAGTAATTAAATGTTATCTAGACAACACTTTTATCATCGCATTACACGCAAACTTGTCGTTGCCTTTGGCACGATGTTTAATAACATTCGTCTAGTGCGATATAACAAAGCAGGAACACAAGAGATTGAGCGTATCACTGTTCCGCTAACATATTCAGAAAAAGAAAAATTCTATGTTCGTATCACACAAGATCCGAATCTAAACAAAGAAGTGATGTTGACGCTTCCGCGCATGTCGTTTCAATTAGACTCCATTACTTATGATCCGCTGCGTAAAGTGTCTTCATTTCAAAAGTTTATCAGCGCGAACACAAGTTCAAATAATACTGTAAAGACTGCATATTCAGCACCATACAATTTTAATTTCTCACTACAAATTTATGTGCGCAATACTGAGGATGGCACGCAGTTAATTGAGCAAATTCTACCATATTTCAATCCAGATTATACAGTTACGATTGATCTTACTGATGGAACACCGCCAATGGATGTTCCTTTTATTCTTGAAAGTGTAGACTATTCATTGAGCGGTGATACTGGAACGCCAATGGAAATGCGCATGATTGTTTGGACGCTGCAGTTTACTGCAAAATCATATCTCTTTGGTCCAATTAGCAACGATAAAATTATTCGTAAAGTTACAGCGAATACATATTATGATGATGCGCTTACGGGAGTTATCGGATTAGATCTAACTAACGGTGTTGGCGAATTTAGAGTTGGTGAAGTTGCTTATGAAGGAAGAACATTATCCTCAGCAAATTCAGTTGGCTTTGTTCGTGAGTGGAGCAATACATCAAATGTAATTATTCTAGAAGATTTCAAGGGAAGATTAGAGTTAGGTAAAAAACTTCGTGGCGCAGTATCTAATGCTACGTTTACTATTTCAACAATTGACACTGGCGTAAATCAGTTGGTCAATCTAACTGTTGAACCTAATCCGCTTACAGCAAATGCGAATGATGATTTCGGATTTACTCAAACAATTGAAGAGTATCCTAACATAACGTGATTTTATGAGTGAAGTAGATAAAAGTTTGTCTGAGTTGTTGAACACTGATTATATTCCTGCGGTCAAGGAAGATAAACCCATTACAATTCATCAAAATGAAACATCCAATCCAGATGCTGATTATTCACGATCAAACTATTATAATCTAATCGAAAAGGGCAACGAAGCACTGGAAGGCATTCTTGAAGTTGCTAAAGAATCTCAACATCCAAGAGCATATGAAGTTGCTGCGAATATGATCAAAAATCTCTCTGATGTTACAGAGAAGTTAATGATTCTTCAAAAACAACAACAAGAATTACAGCCAAAAGAACCAGCTGGTCCAACTAATATTACCGTAGACAAAGCAGTGTTTGTTGGTTCAACAGCTGACTTGTTAAAGAAACTTAAAAATGAATCTGCCGAGTAAACTTAAACATTATCTTGGGAATCCCAATTTAAAAAGAATTAATATGCCACTTCAACTTACGGAAGATCAGATCCGTGAGTTTATTCGTTGTTCAAAAAATCCCGTTTACTTTATTGAAAACTATGTCAAGATCATTACGCTTGATAAAGGCTTTGTGCAGATTTCTTTATATCCATTTCAAAAGCAAGCAGTTCAAGACATCAATGATAATCGCCGAGTAATTGTAAAGGCAGGTCGTCAGGTTGGCAAGACCACAATGGTCGTTGGATATATCTTGTGGTATATTCTATTCAACGAAGATAAGTTTGTCGCGATTCTTGCTAACAAAGCACCAACAGCTCGCGAAATTCTAAATCGAATCAAAATTGCATACGAATCTTTACCTCTCTGGCTTCAGCAGGGTGTTCGTGTGTGGAACAAGGGTGACATTGAATTAGAAAACAACTGTCGCGTGATGGCTACATCTACCGCATCATCAGCCATCCGCGGTTATTCTATCTCGTTACTATATCTTGACGAATTCGCATTCGTTCCAAGTAATATTGCCGATGAATTCTTCACGTCCGTTTATCCAACTATTTCTTCTGGCACGCAGTCCAAGATTCTTATTTCTTCGACGCCTAACGGTATGAATCACTATTATCGTATGTGGACGGAGGCTGTTGAGGGTCAAAACGGATTCAAACACATCGAAGCAAACTGGCGTCAAGTCCCAGGGCGCGATCAAGCGTGGGCAGACGATCAAAGGCGCATTCTTGGCGAAGAAAAGTTTCTTCAAGAAATGGAATGCGAGTTCATGGGTTCAGCTGGAACGCTATTATCGGCAGCAGCTCTTAAATCGTTGGCTTTTGTTAAGCCAATGAACACATCTGAAACTGGAATTAAGATCTATCAGGCTCCGATTGAGAACCATGTATATACTTTAATCGCCGACACATCGCGTGGAAAAGGGTTAGACTATTCCGCTTGCATTGTTTTAGACGTTACTCAGCTCCCTTATCGTCTTGTGGCGAGTTATAAAGACAATACAATTAGTCCATTGGTCTATCCGAGCATTTTGAAGAAACTTGGGCAGTATTATAATCAAGCCTATGCCCTAGTCGAAATTAATGATAACGGGCAACAAATAGTAGATAGCCTCTTTGAAGACTATGAATACGAAAATATTCTTTCCACAGTCGACATTAAGGGTAAAGTCGTTATAACTTGGGGATATGGCAATAAATCTTCAAGGGGAGTTCGTACGACTCGATCGGTCAAGCGTCTTGGATGTAGTTTACTTAAGAATTTGATCGAAGAACAAAAATTAATTATTCAAGATTTTGATGTAATCGCCGAGCTGTCAACATTTATTGGTAAAAATGGGAGTTTTGAGGCTGAAGAGGGTAGTCATGACGATCTAGTTATGTGCCTAGTTCTTTTTTCTTGGATGACCAATCAACAATTTTTCTCAGAGCTGACGAATATAGATCTAAAAACCAAACTATATGCCGAACAGATGAGACAAATTGAAGAAGAATCGCTTCCAAATATGTTAGCGGGTCATGTTGATGTTGATGATAATCCTGGTTATGTAGAAGATGGAGCCGTTTGGAATGTGGTTGAAAGGTAAGCTCGGTAAAATACTAAATAATCAGGTAGAATTCTCAATTCTCCATTCATAGGAGCATAAACATGGCATTTTTAGTTTCTCCAGGAGTGAATACTTCTGAAATTGATCTTACAGCGTCAGTTCCTGGTGTCGGAACAACGACTGGCGGTACAGTGGGTTTTTTTAAGTGGGGTCCTGCAAACACAGTTATTCAGGTTTCTAGCGAATCAGATCTACTAGCTCGCTTTACAAAACCAGATGGAAACGCAGCACTTTCTTTCCTTTCTGCAGCAAACTTTTTAACCTATGGCAACGATCTTCGCATCGTTCGTGTGGTCAATGAGACGGCTGGTGCTTCTGCATCAAACAATGCAGTCGCAAGAGCAAACGCTCTGGCAACGACAACTGCTGCAGACGCTAAAGTAATCGCAAACGAAGATGATTACTTTGCTGACGAATACAACACAACCGACGCAACGCTCGCTTGGGCAGCAAGATATCCTGGTGTGCTCGGAAACTCGCTCCGTGTTTCTGTGTGTTCAAATCCAGATGCATTTTCAACTTGGGTTTATGCTCCACTGTTTGATCGTGCACCTAATACATCGGCTTATGCACTTGGCGCCACAAATAACACATATCTTAAAGACGAACTACATGTTGTTGTAGTTGACGAAGATGGTGTGATTACTGGTACAGCAAATACAGTTCTAGAAAGATTTCCTAATCTATCAAAAGCAACAGACGCGAAGGGCGATGACGGTTCATCAATCTACTATAAAGAATCAATCTATCGCAACTCTCAGTGGATTCACTGGCTAGGTCATCCAACAGTTGGAAGCAATGCGGCTAACGGTTGGGGTCAAACAATTGCAGCTGTAAATGCTGCAGCTGTAACATTCCATGGTGAATCAAATGCAAACAATCACTGGTCACTAGTTGGCGGTAACGACGGCACGATTACTCAGGGTCAGATCGAAGCAGCAGTTGATCAGTTTAATAATACTGAACTCGTTGATGTATCATTGCTCTTTGTTGGTGATAGCGGTATCGCAGCTGCTAACCTAACATCAAACAATGCTGCTATTACATCGATCTCTCAGAAGTATCTAACAGTTGCAACTGCTCGTAAAGATACTGTAGCATTTGTATCACCACCATATGCTAACTCAGTAACTTCTACAACAAAATCAACAGCAGTGATCAACTTCCGCAATGGTTTAACATCAACATCTTACGGTGTGATGGACTCTGGTTGGAAGTATCAATATGACAAGTATAACGACGTTTATCGTTGGGTTCCACTAAACCCAGATATCGCTGGTCTTTGTGTGCGCACCGATACTCAGCGTGATCCATGGTTCTCGCCAGCTGGTATTGATCGTGGACAAATTCGCAATCTAGTGAAGTTGTCCTTCAATCCAACTCAAGCAGAGCGCGATTCACTTTATAAGGCTGGTGTGAACCCAGTTGTATCTTTCCCAGGAGAAGGAACTCTTCTCTTCGGCGATAAGACGCTACAAGGTCGCCCAAGTGCCTTTGATCGCATCAATGTACGTCGCTTGTTTATTGTCCTAGAAAAAGCAATTTCTAGAGCAGCAAGATCAAGTCTATTTGAAATCAATGATGAGTTTACAAGAGCACAATTCGTAGCACTTGTTGAACCATTCTTGAGAGACGTTCAGGGTCGTCGTGGTATCTATGACTTCCGTGTTGTATGTGACGAAACAAACAATACATCCGGAGTTGTTGACCGCAATGAATTTATCGGAGATATCTACATCAAACCAGCAAGAAGTGTAAACTTTATTCAGTTGAACTTTGTCGCTGTTCGCAGCGGTGTATCCTTCGATGAAATCGTTGGACGTTTCTAACATAAATAGACTAGAATAAAGTCAGGAGAATACAATGGCTTTTAATGTAAGCAACTTCCGTAATGAAATGAAGTTTGATGGCGCAAGAGCCAACCTGTTTGACGTTCAATTGAACTTCCCAGCAGCTTTTGGAAACAGCAGATTTCGTCGCGATGTGGCATTCAAGTGTAAAAGTGCTCAAATCCCTGGATCAACGGTTAACCAAGTTGTTGTTCCATACTTCGGTCGCGAAGTAAAATTTGCTGGCAACCGCACATTTGCTGATTGGACAGTAAACATTATTAACGATGAGGATTTTAAGATTAGAGGTGGATTTGAGCGTTGGATGCAGTTAATCAATAGTCACGGCTCAAATGTCCGTAACATTGGTCGATCACCAAGTTCATACACCAGTGACGCTGCCGTAACACATTATGGTAAGAATGGATCCGTACTACGTCGTTATAAATTTATTGGAATGTTCCCAACAGACATTTCTCCAATCGATCTAGATTGGGGCAATAATGATATGATCGAAGAGTTTACGGTTACATTCGCATACCAATGGTGGGAAGCAGAGAATAATAATTCCTCATCTGAAGTTATTGTTTAATCGTGAACTTTCATATATCATGGAGTTAATTTATGGCTGGAATTAATCTATTCGGCTTTCAGATAGTCCGTAATCAACCAGAACAATCGACTGTTCAGCCTCAGATCACTGCACCAGTTGCTGATGATGGTGCAATCAATGTAAATTCTGGCGGATATTACGGAACTTATCTTGATTTAGAATCAAGTTTTAAAAATGAAGGCGATCTAGTTTCAAGATATCGAGAAATGGCTATGCAGCCAGAACTTGAAGCAGCCGTCGATGACATCGTCAACGAAGCAATCGTGCATGATGTTACAGGCAAGTCAGTATCAATTATCCTTGATGATTTAGAACAACCTGATGAAATCAAGGATATGATTCGTAACGAATTTGATAATGTTTTACGACTACTTGACTTTTCTAACTCAGGCGTTGATGTTTTCCGCAACTGGTACATCGATGGAAGAATTTTTTATCAAGTATTGATTGATGAAAAACAACCAAGACTTGGAGTTCAAGAACTAGTTTACATTGACCCAAGAAAAATTAAAAAGGTTCGTGCAGTTAAAAAGAAAAAAGATCCGCGCACAGGCATCGAAGTAGTTGATGGTGTGCAAGAGTTTTATGTGTACAGCGATAAGGCATCTCAGCAAGGTCAAAATATGATCACATCAGTTGCTGATGGTGCTGTTAAAATTGCAACAGACGCAATCGTAAACGTAAATTCAGGTCTTATGGACCCAAAACGACAGATGGTGCTATCATACCTTCACAAAGCCATCAAGCCCCTCAATCAGCTCCGAATGGTTGAGGACGCTGTCGTTATCTATCGTTTGTCCCGCGCACCTGAACGTCGTGTGTTCTACATCGATGTTGGTAACATGCCTAAAATGAAGGCTGAGCAATACTTGCGCGATATGATGATTAAATTCCGCAATAAAGTTGTTTATGATTCCGCCACAGGCGAAGTTAAAGATGATCGTAAGTTTATGACAATGATGGAAGACTTTTGGATTCCTCGTCGTGGTGAAGGTAAGTCAACAGAGATCTCAACGCTTCCTGGTGGACAGAGCCTCGGCGAACTTACTGATGTTAAGTATTTTGAAGAAAAGTTATATAAGTCATTAAATGTGCCAGTTTCACGCCTAGTTCCTCAAACAGGATTTACACTAGGTCGCACAGCAGAAATTACTCGCGACGAACTTAAATTTTCAAAGTTTATTGATCGCGTTAGAGCCAAGTTTAGTACATTGTTTGATGAACTAATGGAACGACAGCTTGCTCTCAAAGGTATTTGCTCTGTTGACGAATGGAAAGAGCTCCGCGAAAAGATTCACTATGACTTCTTAAAAGACAATAACTTTGCCGAACTAAAAGAATCAGAGTTGATGGCTACAAGACTTCAACTCATGAGCCAAATTGACCCATATGTTGGAACTTATTTCTCCAAGGCATGGGTTAAAAAGCATGTCCTACAGTTTGATGAGGAAGGTATGCAGCGTATGGATGCTGAACTTGCTGCTGAATCAGCAGTTGACTCGGCACTACAACAACAAGCTGCTGCTGAAATGCCTCAACAAGCACCTGTTGACATGAATCAAGCATTCGCAAGTGAAATTAATAAATAATTGGAGATAGTTATGGAAACATTTAATATTGTAGACGCTGTAGTTGCTGGTGATAAAGAAACCTTTATGCAAGCATTTAATGCAGCTCTAGCTGATAAAGTTACAGATGCGCTCGAAATTAAAAAAGTTGAGTTAGCATCTACACTCATTACACCACAAGAAGAACCATCGTATGAAGTTGACGGATCTACGGAACAAGTTGACTCTGACGGAAGCGCAAGCTCCTGACGTTTTAAAGAGTCACAAGCAAAAAATTAATCGACTTATTAGTCGAGGATTGCTTGCAGCCACCGATCGTCCGAGACTTATGCGTGCTCTTGACTTATTAAATAAAAGAAAAGATGTAGGTAAGTTGGCTCGAGCGGATCGTGATATTTTGCAGCGATATAATTCTGCTATTGAAAATGCAGCACTAGGCACAACTTCATCAGTAACGGCTATCGCAAGAAATATTAATGCTGGATTTGAAATTGACGGCGAAGAGTTCTTAGGCGAAGCTGCCAATATGAATGACCCACCAATGATGATGGTGTTGAAGCGCAAAGGTGTTCGTATTTTTCCAGACGGAAGACGTGTTGCTCTTTATGTTAACGAAAAACTAGGATTAACATTTACAATCCCATATAGTTCTCAAGGTCTTGAAAATCCTATGATGGGTGTGAATGAAGAATCCGTTGCAGAAAATTTAGAACATCTTAAAGATATGGCTGCTAAAGGCGAGCCAAAAGAATTAAAATTTCTTGATGGAACTTCAATGGAAGTTCATCACGATATTGCTAAAAAGATTTTGCTTGTTCACAATCAACTCAATGATCAGAATAAAGCAAAACTTGCTGACATGTTATCAGCAAGCAAAAATAAATTTGCAAAAGTTGCTAATTTCGCTCACGAAAAAGTAAAGCCAATGGTGCCAAATGCTTGAGCAAATTAAAGATAAACTTATTGAATTAGTACATCAAAAACTTGAGATGATGAAAGCATTTGTTGCTCTTGATGAATCAGAAAATGTTCAGAAGATGGGGCGCAAAAAACTAGTTCGCGCACGAGTTCGTGGTGGCAAAGTACAACGTCGTAAAGTTGTATCAGCAGTTAAAGGTTATACAATGCGTGGTGGCACACTCACTCGCATGACTTCGTCAGAGAGACTTAAAAGAAAAATCTCTCAGCGTAAAGCAAAGATTAAACGCAAAGCGAAAGCAGCGCGTGCATTAATGAAAAGAAAAAGATCTCTCCGCAAAAGAACAGCATTAGGACTTAAATAGATGCCAAAAAGATTTAAAGATTATATGACAGAGATTAGAAGCCGCCCACCTACTCGACTTGTAAAAGTTGAAGAAGGTATTGGCGGTGCACTAATTGGTGGAATTGCTGGTGGTCTTGCTGGCGGTCCTATCGGTGCTATTGCTGGTGCATATGCTGGACACAAAATTACACAAAAAACATCACAAAATCAAAGTTTTTTAGATGCTGCTATTGCTAATAAAGCAGCAGACATTTTAGACAAACGAAAAGCAAAGAAAGCTGTGGCAGCTGGTCAATCTAGATTTAGACCAGGTGTTGCGTCAAGATATCTAAGAAATGTTGCTGTTAGAAAATCAGGCGGCATGTATGCAACAAGTCCTGATGCTACAGAACCAGTTAGTGGTTTAGTAACACCAAAACCTAAAGCATCTGCTCCTCAGCAACGTCCAAGCAATGTTGTTCCTCTGCGCCCTAAACAAGCAGCGCACCCACAACAAGTTCAGCAAGCAGCTGCTCCAAACGAACCAGTAACTTCTGTGCATCCAGTTCACGTTAATCATCCAGCGCATGGAATTTTCACACAACGCAGTGATGAGACAGAAGTAGGGCAACAACTAGCAACCAAGCGTAGGGCTGGGCAAGCTGCTGTGGCTGCTGCTATTCGTGCTGCTGAAAGGCAAAAAAACACTAAAGTCTCTTCCAATTTTGACGCATCAAGAACACGTCAAAAGAAAGAGCCTAAACCTACCTCATCAACAATCTTAGTCCCAGAAGAAAAAGGTAAGTAAAATGAAACTCATTACCGAAACAATCGAAACAATCAAGGTTATTACAGAAGAAAGCAATGGCGTTAAATCGCTATTCATCTCTGGTCCATTTCTTGTTGCTGAAACGAAGAACCGTAATGGTCGCGTGTATCGCAAAGAAACGCTCGCAAAAGAAGTTGGGCGTTATATGGAACAGTATGTTAACAAGAATCGCGCATTTGGCGAACTCGGTCATCCAGACTCGCCAACGATTAACCTCGATCGCGTTTCACATCTTATTACTAACCTCAAAGAAGACGGCAATGTCTTCGTAGGTAAGGCAAAAATTCTTGAAACACCAATGGGTAAAATCGCCAAATCCTTAATGGAGGGCGGTGCAACTCTTGGTGTATCATCACGAGGTATGGGCTCTCTTAAACAAGAGGGCGGCATTAACGTGGTGCAAGACGACTTTTATCTCGCCACAGCGGCAGATATTGTAGCGGATCCATCCGCACCAGGAGCTTTCGTTCAAGGCATTATGGAAAACAAAGAGTGGGTTTGGGATAACGGCATTGTCAAAGAAGTTGACATTAACGCTTATTACGAACAAATTAAGAGCGCCAAACAAAAGCAAATCGATGAAGTTGCATTGAAGATCTTCGGAAACTTCATGTCAAAACTTTAAATTTTATAAATAATATTACTTCTTTAGGAGTTTAAAACAATGAGTAAGACATTATCAGAATCTGCTGCTGAAATTTTACAAGCCTCAATGATGGCTGGCAAAGAACCAGCAGCCGCACTAACTGTAGCACAAGATCTTGGCGGTCAAACGCCAGAAAGTATGGACGCAGGATCAGTAGGCTCAAACGCCGCTGATGCTGTTAACCCAGCACCAAAACCAGGTGTTGAGGGTACTCCAGCTGAACCAGCCGAAAAGGTTGTGAAAGCAGAAGTCGCTGCCGATGAAGAAGAAGCAGTAGAAGACACAATGGATGCAATGGAAGAAACCGAAGACGAAGACGAAGATAAAGATGAAGATGACGCCGAAGAAATGAAATCAAAAATGAAGAAAGAAATGGTTGAAAGGTATCGTGGTTCAATGAGAGAAGATGTCGATGCTCTATTCAACGGCGAATCTCTTTCTGAAGATTTCCGCGTCAAAGCAACTCTAATCTTCGAATCAGCTGTTTCTTCACGCGTCGAAAAGATTGTTGAAGAAGTTCTTGCTGAAAACGATGAACTTCTTGCTCAAGCAATCGAAGAAATCAAATCCGAACTCTCAGAACAAGTTGATGAGTATCTCAACTATGTTGTTGAAGAGTGGGTCAAGGATAATCAAGTTGCTATCGAAACAGGTCTTCGCGCAGAACTTGTCGAAGACTTTATTTCTGGTCTCAAGAATCTCTTCGCAGAGCATTACATTGAACTACCAGAAGAGAAGGTTGACGTAGCAGAAGAACTTGCTGTTAAGGTTGTTGAACTTGAAGGGATTGTTGAAGATCTTTCAACAGTTGCTCAGACAGAAATCTCTTCTCTTGTTGAAGAACTTAATGCAGTTAAGAAAGAAAAAGCAATTCGCCTAGCATGTGAAGGTCTTACCGAAGTACAGGCTGGCAAAATGAAATCGCTCGCAGAGGGCGTGGAGTTCACCGCAGATGGTGATTTTGAAAATAAGCTCGCAGTAATTCGCGAGAACTACTTCCCAAGTAAAACATCAGTGAAAAGTGAGGTAAAGGCAATTCAAGAAACTGCAGTCAATGAAGAGCCTGAAGTAGTACAAGCATCTGGTATTATGGCACATTATGTAAAAGCACTATCTAAAACGGCTCCAAAAGCCTAATTTAATTTAACTGAGGTATCACTAAATGTATATTAACGAAACATATGCAAAGAAGTGGGCACCAGTTCTTGATCATCCAGAACTCCCAGCAATTACAGACAACTACAAGCGTGCTGTTACTGCCCTCGTTCTCGAAAACCAAGAGCGTGCCCTTATGGAAGAAGCTCGTTCAATGCAGAATCTTTGGGAAGCATCACCTGCTAACCAAGTCAACGGTGGAATGTCACCAGTTGTCGGTTCTGAAGGCAACATCAAGGGCTTCGACCCAATCCTAATCGGTCTCGTACGTCGTGCGCTACCAAACCTAATGGCTTATGATGTTTGCGGCGTTCAGCCAATGACAGGTCCAACAGGTTTGATCTTCGCAATGCGTTCACAATACGCATCTGCAACAGCAATGACAGGCGAAGCACTCTACAACGAAGCAAACACTGAGTACGCAGGTGCTACAGCTGCAAATGCTGAACTTACTCTCCCAGCCAACGTCGCTGCTCTTACACTCGCCAACACTGGCGCAGGTATGTCAACGGCAACAGCTGAAGATAAGACACTTGCTTACATGGGCTTCCAAATCGATCGCGTTGCTGTTACAGCAAAATCACGTGGTCTACAAGCAGCCTACACACTAGAACTTGCACAAGACCTCAAGGCAGTGCATGGTCTAGATGCTGAAACAGAACTAACCAACATCCTATCAACAGAAATTCTTGCAGAAATCAATCGCGAAGTAGTTCGTACGATTTATGCAACAGCTAATGTTGGTATCGTTGGTGCTTCTTCAGCAGTGTTTAACCTCTCATCTTCAAGTGACACAAGCGGTCGCTGGCAGGTTGAGAAGTACAAGAGCTTGCTCTTCGCTGTAGAACGTGCTGCTAACAAGATCGCAAAAGACACCCGTCGTGGTAAGGGCAACTTGCTCATCGTTTCAACCGATGTAGCATCAGCTCTCGCAATGACAGGTCTTCTCGATTACAACTCAGCGCTATCAGGCAACACAAACCTCGTAGTTGACGATTCTGGTAACACATTCGCTGGTACGCTCTTCGGACGTATCAAGGTCTATGTTGACCCATATTCTGTCAGCGGCAACGACTATGTATGTGTAGGCTATAAGGGATCAACGCCATATGACGCTGGTCTGTTCTACTGCCCATACGTTCCACTACAGATGGTTCGTGCAATTGACCCAACAACCTACCAGCCAAAGGTTGGCTTCAAGACCCGTTACGGTCTAGTTGCAAATCCTTTCGCAACAGGTGCTGGAACAGGCGCACTAGCAAACAATACGAACTTCTACTATCGCAAGTTCCAAGTGTTGAACATCAATCAATAATTGATGTGCTAGAAAGTTATTGCCAACTCGATAATAAGAATAAGGCAAAGAACTGGAGGGGGACGAAAGTCCCCCTCTTTTTTTACACCTAAATATTCTTATGGCTACGATCGGAAATTTCTAAATGACATCAATAACTAGAAATCCTAACACATTCGATTTGCTACAAAGTACCAAGTTTCATGTGGTCTTTGATAGGCTACCTGATACTACATACTTTTGTCAGACTGCAAATCTTCCAGGCATTTCACTCACAGAAATTCCTATGCCTACGCCATTCGTAGAACTATACATTCCTGGCGAAAAAGCAATCTATGATACCTTTAATATAACTTTCTTGGTTGATGAGGATTTGCGTGCTTGGACACAATTGCACGATTGGATTCGCGGAATCACATTCCCAACCGACTTTAAGGAATATCAAGACTTGAATAGACAGTCAATCGGTGCAAACATTCGCTCTAGTTATGAGAAAAGACCACCGCCATACTCCACTGGAATTATGACAATTTATTCTAACAAAAACAATCCTATGTTCCGCGTCAAGATGATTGACATGTTCCCAACAACAGTTGGCTCCTTGTCATTTAGCGTCAGCGATACTGCGGAAAATATTGTCACGGCTGATGCTACGTTTAGATTTACTTATTTTGAGTATGAAAGAATATAGAATATTACTTATCATCCGAGACATAGTCTAGTATATCGTTCATATCAAGTTTAGTCAAACTTTTGTATGTATTTGCTTTTTATGTGGTATTAGTATATGATTAGTGTTCATTTAACTACATTATTATTGTATGAAACTTGAACCGCCATCATTTGAAACTCTAATTGAGCAATGGGAAAAGGACTCTGAAGTAGACTCTACAGAACCTGGTAAGGAAATCATTCGCATTCCTATCCTCCATAATAAGTATAACAAGTTTATGTCTTTACATAATCTTGCTGCCAAACGCGCATCGCTAGAATACGATCGTATCAAAAAACTCAAGTGGATGTATTTTACAGGCAAACTTGACCAAGAAGAATTGGATAAACTTGGTTGGGAACCTTTTAGATTCACACTCAAGTCTGATATCAGCGTTTACCTTGATGGTGATGATGATTTAAATAAACTCAAACGCAAGAAAGCCTATCATGAAGAAGCGGCAAGTTTTTGCGTCAATGTAATGAAAGAACTCAACAATCGCACATGGCAATTGAAAGAGTATATGTCATGGGAACGATTTATTCAAGGAGCGAGATAATGAACGCAGACAGTCAAGTTACTGAAAGATCTTGGGGACACTATCGTGTGCTTTATGAGTACCCAAATTCAAAAGTTAAAGAATTAGTAGTGAATCCTGGCTCTTCTCTTTCAATGCAACGGCACAAATTTCGTGATGAATTTTGGTTCGTGGCTGAAGGTAGACCATCAGTATATTCAGTTGATGATCAAGGCGTAAAGTATCTTATATCTAATCATGTAATGTTTGATCACATTAACATCATTACTGACCAATGGCATCAATTGGTCAACAATACTGACAGTCCTGTAAAAATTATTGAGATTCAATATGGATCAAAATGCATTGAAGAAGATATTGAGAGAGATTACGATAATACCTGATGTGCGACATTAAAGTCCAAAAAGTTGATAACATCTATGTCCAAGTAGAGGCAGAAGATGGAATACTTCAAGAGATGTCTGAGTTCTTTACATTCTCGACTCCTGGGTATCAGTTCAGTCCAGCATTTCGCAACAAATACTGGGACGGAAAAATTCGTTTATTAAATTTAAAGACAAAGCAAATTTATTTTGGACTTGAGAAATATATAAGGGAGTTTGCAAAACTAAAAGGATATAGTTACGAATATGAAGAAGAACAGGAAGTTTATCCTATTGACACGAAAAATCTGGCAACTGCTCTCTCCCTTCCAATGGAACCAAGAGATTACCAGTTACTCGCGTCTAGCGTCGGACTTACTAAAAAAAGATCTGTACTCATTTCACCTACCGCATCGGGAAAATCGTTAATCATTTATATGATGATTCGCCATTTATTAAACAATGGCAAGAAACGCGGATTGTTGATTGTTCCTACGATTAACCTTGTAGCACAGATGTATAGCGACTTTGAGAACTACTCCATTCAAAATGGATGGAAAGTAGACCATCATTGCCAGAAAATATTTGGTGGTGAGAGCAAAATTCCAGACTCAGACCTAATCATTTCTACTTGGCAATCAATCTATGAGATGCCTAAGAAATACTTTGCGCAGTTTGATTTCGTAATAGGTGACGAGGCTCACACATTTAAAGCCAAGTCTCTTACCTCTATCATGACTAAACTTATCAACTGTGACATTCGTATAGGCACAACTGGAACGCTTGACGATTCAAAAGTAAACAAACTTGTTCTTGAAGGTTTGTTTGGTCCTACCTTTAAAGTCATCTCAACAAAAGAACTGATTGAGCGCAAGCAACTCGCAAATTTCAGCATTAAGTGTATTGTCTTAAAGTATCCTGAGATGGTTTGTAAGACAGTGAAAGGATTCACTTACCCCGACGAGATGAATTTTCTCACGCAGCATGAGGGGCGAAATAACTTCATCAAAGACTTGGCTTTGAATTTAAAAGGCAATAGTTTAATTTTATTTACTTATGTAGAGAAACACGGTAAAATACTTTATGACTTGTTGAAAGATGCAAGTCAAGGGCGAAAGGTATTCTTTATTCATGGTGGGGTTGAGGCTGAAGATCGCGAAGCAGTGAGACATATCACTGAACAAGAAAACGATGCGATCATTGTAGCGAGTTATGGAACTTTCTCAACAGGCGTCAATATCCGCAACCTACATAATATTATATTCTCATCTCCAACAAAGAGTAAGATTCGTGCTTTACAGTCTATTGGTCGTGTGCTTCGTTTAGGTGAGAATAAAGAAGCGGCAACGCTATATGACATTGCTGATGATTTGCGTTATGGTCCGTATACTAATTTTACATTGAAGCATTATGAGGAACGAGTGAAAATATACAGCGAAGAAAAATTCCCATTCACTTCGAATAATGTAAGGATAAACTAATGTCAGAAGATGACACAAAATACAATGAAACCTCGCCAGAAGGCGAACTAAAATTTGTTCGCTTGAAGAACACATGTGAAGATCTTGTCGGATATGTGACCTACCACAATGACTACCTTACTGTTGAGATGCCGTTGCGAATTGAAATCGAAACTATTTTCGACGAAGGGCGTCAAATACTTTCTTTGCAAGAATATCTACCGCAATCTATTGTGGAGATTAGACAAGTAGATATTAATTTAAACGATATTATGTTTTGCACACCAATTAAAAATGAGTTTTATGAGCAATACGAATATTGCCGAGATTTTTTTTATGAGAACAATTCTAAGCTGAAAATCCCTAAAGTTGTTGGACAAAAGATAGAGCATCCAGAAGAAATAGCAGAAGCAACAAAAAAAGTTGTTTCAATTCTAGAAGCAATGGCAAACAAAAAGGACAAACCAGTACACTAATTTATGGCTAAAAATCATTACATCAATAATAAAGACTTTCTTCGTGAAATGGTAAAATATCGCCAAGCGATTCGAAAGGCTAAACGTAACGGCGAAACTAAACCGCAAATCCCAAGATATGTTGCGGAATGTTTTATGAAGATCTCTGAGAATCTCTCACATAAACCAAACTTCTTGTCGTATACTTTCCGCGACGAAATGGTCGCTGATGCAATTGAAAACTGTGTCATGTATGTTGACAATTTTGACCCAGCAAAATCCAGTAACCCGTTTGCTTATTTCACGCAAATAACTTATTATGCATTCTTAAGAAGAATTCAGAAAGAGAAGAAGCAATTGTATGTTAAGTACAAGGCAACTGAGACGGCAGGTATTCTTGATGAGTTCGAACTAAACGAAAATGAAGATGGCACATTCAGACAATTTGAATTGTATGAAAACATCTCAGAGTTTATTGTAAACTATGAGAATGCTAAAAAAGCAAAGAAGGTAAAGAAAGCTGGACTGGAGAAGTTTGTAGATGAAAATAGCAATTCTGGGTGACTCTCATTTTGGCATGAGAGGAGATTCTCTCGCATTCCACAGCCTATATAGCAGGTTCTATAAAGAAATTTTTATTCCCTATTTGGTGCAAAATGGAATCACCACCGTGTTTCAAATGGGTGACTTATTTGATCGTCGGAAGTATATCTCTTTTCAGTCTCTCGCTCTTTGCCGTCGCTATTTTTTTGATGAGTTGGTAAAGAACAATATTGAACTGCACACGCTTCTTGGTAATCATGACATCACTTATCGTAATACTCTAGAAGTCAATTCACCCGAATTACTTTTACAGGATTATTCAAATATTGTAGTATACAATGAACCTGCATCTTGGCAGGGAATAGACATCATTCCTTGGATTTGTAAAGATAATGAACAACAGGTTCTTAAGTTTATAAAGAACAGCGCCAACGAAATTTGCTTCGGTCACTTTGAACTTGCTGGCTATGAAATGGATCGTGGTAATATTTGTCATGAGGGAATGGATCCTAGCACGCTTTCTCGCTATGAGATTGTATTGAGTGGACACTTTCATCACAAGAGCAGTAAGGGTAACATTACTTATGTCGGTACTCCTGGTGAAATGACTTGGGCAGACTACAATGATGAGCGAGGGTTTCATATTCTAGACACTGAGACTCGTGAATTGACTTTTGTGGCTAATCCGCATCGTATGTTTTATAAAATTAAGTATAACGATGAAGAAATGTTCTACAATGATATCACGGAAATGGATTACTCAGTATATACAGGCAAGTATGTGAAACTTGTTGTTGAGAAAAGAACCAATACATTTTTGTTTGATACATTGATGGATCATCTAACGAAGGCAAATGCTTGCGATGTTTCTGTAGTTGAGGACTTTACTGACTTAACATCATCTTCTGATATTGAAAATATTGATGAGGCTCAGGATACTATTTCTATTCTGAATACTTATGTTGATAGTTTGACATTGCCTGTTGAATCAGATAAAATTAAAACCATACTTCGCGATGTCTACAATGAAGCAATTGCTTTGGAAACCGCATGATTGTATTCAAGACTGTTCGTTATAAGAATTTCCTATCAACTGGAAATATCTTTACCGAGATTCATCTCAGTAAAAATCCAACGACGCTCATTATAGGTGAGAACGGTGCTGGCAAGTCCACATTCTTAGACGCAATCACATTTGGATTGTTTGGAAAACCATTTCGCAATATTAACAAGCCTCAGTTAATCAACTCCGTCAACGAAAAAGAATGCGTAGTAGAAATTGAGTTTAAAATTGCCAGTAAAAATTACAAGGTTGTTCGCGGAATCAAACCAAATGTTTTTGAGATCTATTGTGATGGCGATCTCTTAAATCAAGACGCCAAGGCTAAAGACTATCAAGACCAACTTGAGAAATTAATTCTCAAGATGAACTATAAGTCATTCACCCAGATCGTAATTCTGGGCTCAACTAACTTCACACCATTCATGCAACTGTCAGCAGCAGATCGTAGGGCTGTGATTGAAGATCTACTCGATATTCAAATCTTTAGTTCTATGAACCAAGTTGTTAAAACTAAACTATCAAGTGCGAAGGAAGAAGCAGCCAGACTCAAAATTAAAATTGATGCAGTCAAAGGTAAAATTGAACTGCATAAAAAACATCTAGACGAATTAAAGAAAAATACAAAAGAAATTGTAGACGCAAAGAAACAAGAAACAATCGAAAATAAAGCATCGCTCTCTACCCTAGAAAATGAAGCAACGCAAAAAGAAAAACAAATCGATGATTTGATATTCCTAGTATCAGATGAAGATGCAACAACCAACAAATTTAACAAACTAAACAATCTTGAAGCCAAGATCGAAGGGAATATTCAGAAACTCGAAAAAGACATTGAGTTTTATTCTGTAAATTCGACTTGTCCAACCTGCGATCAGGCAATTAATAACAAAGAAGAAAAAGTCCACACTTGTAACAGTAAAATTGCAGAACTCGCAGAAGGTCTAACTAAACTAAAAGAAGAAAGCGATGCCGTTCTACAACGAATCAATGCCATCAAAGCAACACAAAAAGAACTCAAGATTTTTGAACAAGATCTTGTTCGCATTAATACTTCTCGCATTCAAGTCAAAAAATACATCAAGAAACTTGAAGATGAAATTTTGGAAATAGAAAACAAACCAGCAATGAGTGAGGAGTTTAAGGCTCAGAGCAAGACCTTATTGAATGAACTACAAGATCATAACGAAAAGAGAAAAGAAGCAGTTGAAGCAATGACAAATTACGATATCGTCGCCCAGTTACTCAAGGATGGCGGTATCAAATCAAAGATTATTAAGCAGTATATACCAATCATAAACAAACTTGTAAACAAACACCTGGCTTCGATGGACTTCTTTGTTAACTTCAACATCGATGAGGAATTCAAAGAGTCCATCAAGTCCAGGCACCGTGATGACTTTAGTTATGAGAACTTCAGCGAAGGTGAGAAGAAGCGCATTGACCTAGCATTGTTATTTACTTGGCGTGCGGTTGCCAAATTGAAGAATAGTGCCAATACGAATCTTCTCATCTTCGACGAAGTCTTTGATGGATCATTAGATTCGAATGGAACTGAAGAGTTCCTAAAGTTGATAAATATGTTTAACGATGGCACAAATATCTTTGTTATTTCGCACAAGGGTGATGTGCTTGCTGATAAGTTTAAACATACAATTAAATTCGCAAAGATCAAAAACTTCTCACAAATGGTGATTTGACATGAGTAGAATGTTAAAGTATTTGAATGGTTCTCTAGTTGAGTATCAAGTATTCAAACTAGTTGACTTTTATGATCCAATTCTTCGTACGCCAACTGAGTTATTTCAATTTAGTGACGAAGAATCATTGAAGCAAGCAAGTTTCTTAGGATACTCAATGTCTGAAACTCTACAGCACCTTAAAGGTCTAGGTCTTTCAGCCAATCAAGTTGGCATTAATAAGCGTTTGTGTGTTGTTAACATGGGCACTCAAAACTGGATTATGTTCAATCCTAAAATTGTGAACAAATCTGATGAACTTTCAACATTATCTGAGGGATGTCTTTCTTACCCAGGATTGTTCGTAAAAGTTCCAAGAGCAAAAGAAGTCACTGTACAATTTCAAGCAATGAACGGGCAGTGGGTTGAGCAAAAGGTTGACGGATTGACTGCTGTTTGTGTTCAACATGAATTAGACCATTTGGATGGAATAGTATACACCGATAGAGTGAGTCCAATTAAATTAGAACAAGCCAAGAGAAAAGTCAAGAAAACGCTGAAGCAGATGAGCCGAATCACAGTAGAAGACTTGAAGAGAATGGGGCTTGCTCCGTAAGTTATTGATTTTATTAGAGTTTTACCTATTGCCTTTTTCGTAATTTGCCCCCATAATTGCCTTATACTGAATGAGGATTTATGGATAAGTTACAAACATCCAAGAGTATTCTGGCGAAACTTCTCGCCGCCGAGAACATCACTGTCTCGCATCAGCAGACCAAGACTGCATACTTCGACCTCAAAACTCGCACTCTTGTGTGTCCTGTTTGGA